TAAAAAATTGATACTTATAAGTTACATTTTGTTACTAGACACAAAATTATTTGTCTAGTAATGAATAAGTTTTTATAGGCTCATGGCTTTTTAAATCTACATTGCAAGCCCATTTAACTGCTTCTTCTGCGGACAAGCCCATTCTCATGCAGACTTCGGCTGCCATTGCACCAGAACCAATAGCCATAAAGGTTTTAGCGCGTTCCCATTCAAGATCGTCATTACAATAAAAAAGACCTTCTTTAGTTAGCCTAATAAAAGAACTACCAGGCTTGAGCTTTGGTTTAACTTTGCTTTTCTTATTGATGTAATCCACTACTTTTTCGCAATCGCTCCAATTGCCGGCCACGCCTAACCACCCGCCATCTATTGCGACAATTTTTTCTTCAAAATATTTAATGCCAGTATCTTCGTCTGAAAATTGACTATCCGATACCAAGATTTTTTTGTCCCAATCACCAACGATAGTAGTCATACTTTTGTTATGCACCCACGAAATTCTATTTCTCCGTTTTCTTCATCGGACACCATAATCATCTCTGGCATTAGCATCCGGCCTTGGTCAAAGGATAGCATCACAAAGCCACTGCGCCAATCTTTAGGAGAATCCTCGCAATACTCGAAGGTACTGGACATCGGATCGGCCAAACAACCGGTCTGGATGCCCCAAAATGTGCCTTGAAAATTGGAAATCGGCTGGCAAGCAAGGACGTGCGTATGGCCAGTGATAATGTTGGTATTACCCGCCGCCAGCAAATTGCTGTAGCCAGCGGTGCGGCCACCTTTAAACCGGTGTTTTACTACGGTATCTTCGCCAATCCAGAATGACCAACAAGTTTCCCAGTTGGGGAAATGGTACTTTAATGAAAAGCCATCTACACCGCTGTATTCGGGAACTTTATTGACTAGCCAAGCCTCGTATCTCATATCATGGTTACCCAACGTCCATATTAGTCGGCAGCCAGCAGGTCTATGTTTCTCGATTTCATCTAAATGCTGACGGCAAGCCTTGAGTTCTTCTAGGACACTAGGCTTTTGATCGTAATTAATGCTTGGAAAACGGCTTAAAACCTGCCCATCGAACGCATCGCCGTTGCAGATGATGACTTCTGGCTTGAATTTTTTAATCATCAACAGGAGGGCTTTAAAGGCCGTTGTGGTGGTGTCGGTAAAGTGGGCATCTGAGAACACAATGATGCGTTTGACTTTATCTACCTCAATACCCCTTCGGACATTGTGAGCTGCCAACTCAACCTTTTTAGGTTTAGGCTTAATTTGATCGCGTTGGGAATTATGGGTAGCCAATTTAATGCCAAGCCGGGTTTCAATACTGCTTCGCCTTCTCATGACACTAGAAGAAGCAACACCCAGCTTTTCAGCCATTAAGACAGGAGAGCCTAGTTTAGCCCAAAGGTCTATAAATTCTTGATCTGTGCATACAAGTTTCAGTGCCATAAGTACCCTTCTTTTTCTTGTTGTAATCGGATACTAACCGAACATTGTGTAAATACAAAGACTTATAAGGTATAGCTTATCTTTTACCTGTAATTTTCTTGAATTTTTGTTCTAGCTCGTAATCTTTGCGGCACTCTGAGCCACAAAAACTACCTTGCTTGATAGGCTCATTGCAGTAAACACAATGGCCAGAGAAGCGCTCTTTCTCTCTAGCTCGAATTGCCTTAATTGCCAGCTCTCGATGCAAGGCTTCTAAATCCGAAGCATCGTCAAAAATATCGCTGCTCATGCTACTGTTCCACCTACATTTTCGTAATAGGCTTTCAAGTGTTCCATGTCGTTGACGTGTTGGCCATATTTTGCACCGGGCAGACTTGCCCAGCGCGTACTGCATTTATTAACTGCTTGCTCAAACTGGCCATCATTAATCAGATGGTCAGCGCCGACTTCCTTAATCATCTGCATTGCAATCTGGTCTTGAGAAGCGGGGGAGAAATCTATTAGCTGTAATTGTTTCTTGTAGGCATCGAAATAGCGCTCTAGGATTTGATAGCGCCCGGCTGCGGTACTAGAAAGCCCATTGACTGTAATCAGTTTGCGAGGATGGTCAGCATAGCTTGAGAACAGTGTTCCGCCAAGCAAAACATTGTAGCCATTATCAGACTTGGCCAAAAGCGTTCTGCCGATCTCGGAGAAACCAATAGTGTCTAAAAGGGCTTTCTCGTTCTTTGTCATTTACTTATCGCATCGTATTGGGCGTAACAGGCTTGGAGTCCTGACCTAATTTCGTCTGCTCTGGCAGCTTCCCTAATAAGAAATCCTGCATCTTCGGCATAAAGGGTTGACCCAGTTCCACCCGATCTAGTTGCGGTGGTTTCGGTTCTACTGGGACGTGAACGCAACTGCATAAGAGCGTCAGCAAGCTGATCGTTAATAGCTTTAATTTGAGCATTTTTGTCTTTCTCTATTTGGTCTGCGGCAGATTGATGTTGGTCTTGGAGCTTTTGAGTTTGCGCGGCTTGTTCAGCTTTATAGGCTTTAAAATCCAAATCGCGTATATGCCAGCCAACATAAATGCAGCCAAGTATGCCAAGGATTCCGGCAGCAATCTTGACGTAGTTAAAATACCCATTTAAAAGCCCTAACGCTTTTGACCACATTATCTATCCTCAGTCTTTTGAGTCGCTGCTTTAGCCCCGATCATTACACCTGATCCGCCAAGGACTGTACCAATCCCTACGCCGAGCTGAGAAAAATCAATATCTCTACCATGTAAGACATGAATAATAGCGATAGCCAAAAACCCAAAAATAGAAGCAATAGCTCCAACACGCGCAGCACAATAGGTTTGGTTATCATCTTCTGTAAGGATATCCTTAAAGAGTTTCATTTTTTCTTGGTTGTTGGCTTTTTAGCTACTTTGGTAGCTATCTTGGCAACAGTCTTTTTGACTGCTGGTTTGCGAGCTGTGGCTTTTTTAACCGCCGGTTTTTTTGGCTTTGCTGGTACTTCTACTGGGAAGTCAGGCAATTTTGCTTCTATTGGTTTGCGGCTTAATAGAGCGCAGATTTTACGGAAGATCATTTGTCAACCTTTTGGTCTAGTTTAATCATGATTTGATCGAGGATATGCTCTATGCGGGATAGCCTGTAATCCAAATCAGTCTTTTTGACATATTCATTTGGTAGCTTTACTTCTAAATGCTGGAGCTTCTCTGTAAGGATTTTTTGGTCAGCTACTAAGGTGTCTTGGTTTTTGGATATCTGATTAACCCAATAACTAATAATTCCGTTAAATACCGTAACTATTATTGCTGCGCCGCCTACTATAGCTGACCAATCCATGATTATTGGATTACTTCTACCGGAGCTTCTTCAATTGGCGCTGGAGCATTAGCAGCTTCGGCTTCTTGAATCGCTTGGAATTGTGGGCTACAAGTTTGGCCTAGAGCAGTCAGTAATTGAAACACCTCTTTAGCTGGGCGCGTTTCAAGATATTGAAATACGGCCAATACTAAGTCTGCATTAATCTTAATTTCGTTCATCGGTTTATCCTTAATTGTTGGGCATCATTGCCAGTTCAAACTATATCATTTAATTGCTTTTTGTACAGAAAATCTACTACAACATCAGGTGTTACAAATCGTTCTGCTTTATGCTCTATAGAGTCCCACCATAAGAACTGATTAACTGCTAGATTATCGCGACTCTTTAGTAGATTCCAGTTTTCAGGATGACCGTAGATTAATGGATCAGATACAGACCAAAGCACTATGCCCGGCTTGCCTTCATCCCATGCAAGGTGCTGGAAGAAGCTATCTATGCCAACCCATGTTCGACATTCGCGGATTAATTGACGCAGCTCAGACATGGGTAAATTTTTCCTGAAATCATCAACAAGTTGCGTTTCGCCTTCTACCCCAATCTGGATAATCGGCTCATCAATTGAGCTGATTAATTCTTTCCAATAAGGATAATTTTTAGGGTTTTCCCTAGTATTCATTAACGGTTTAGCATAAGGGTGAATAAGGATCATAGATAGAGTTTCCTGTAAGCATTTTCTAGGCTATCTTTCCACTTCCATTGATCCATCTTCTTGTAAATGCTCCACTGGTCTAGGCTGCCGAATAAATGCTGCGCCTCCGCAATAGACCGCCCCGGTACGATCTCAGGATAGCAAGTGAAAACCATTGGGTTTTTAATTTCAGGCAGTACATGGTTAAAGACAATGTGATCGCCTAACCCGCTATTTAAAACCACTATAGTATGATCTTGGTATATTAAAGTGTTCTTGAATATGTACTCATCGTGGTAGTACATCTCTTGTTTGGTTTCACTGCGAATGCCGCCTTGCGGATTTTTCATGTGCCAAGTAATGGCATCTGGTACGGCCAAAATGACATAGCCCTTTTGGTGTAAGCCATAGGTGAATAGCGTTTCTTCACGATGCGCCACTCTGGACAGCCCCAGATTGTAGTCATGTACCCCAGCGCGATAGAGGAATGAACAATGCAGATGCTCTACTTCTTTAGAGCGTGTAATTTGACCCCATTGGATATTAGGCTCTGTATCTACATTGTTGATACGGCCAGTGACTTTGCGAGTATCTGGCATATTGGGCGGCGTTAGAATAGACCCGCCAACTGCCCCGACTTTCATGCCCGCATCGCCAAGCTCTTTGGCATAGGCTGACAAGCGTTCTAGGACATTAGGCTCAGGGATGGCATCGTCGTCCACCCGCCAAACCCACTCGTAGCCCATCGTATTAGCGCGCTGGTGGATATGGTGCTGGCCTTTCTTTTCGGCAAACAGCCATTCCCACTTGATGCCCTTGATGTCTAGCATCTGAAAAAAGTAGCTATAGATTAGCTCTTTTCGCATATCCTGTGGCTCGTCATTATCGTCAAAAATTACCAGCTTATCTGGTAATCGGGTTTGGTTAATGATCGCGTTAAGGACTAAGGGCAGCGTTGTAAAGTAACGCCCCCTAGTGGCTACTGAGCAGAGTATTTGCATAGCATTAGATTGCAATTGTTTCCAACTCCTACAGACGCGGGAGTATCACTAATCTGCCCCGCTTCGTTAATATAGCTAAATTCAAACCCCGGAAAGTGGCTTTCCTTTAAGCCATGCAGCTTATGGTGATGCCCCCAAAAGCCTACCGGCTCATTATGCGGCACTGAAATCAATAGCCTATGGCAGTGTTTTTTTAGTTTTTCAACAATCTCTAGGCCATTATTTAAATGCTCAATGACTTCAAAAGCAACGATATTAGCCGTCCAACCTAAATCATAGGTATTAATATCAGCATGAACAAAATTTCGGGTAAAACCCCAGTCTTGTTCTTTTGCTACTTCGATAATAGTGGCGTCATAGTCTATACCAACATAGTCATAATGCTGCGGAAAGAATTGGCTTCCATACCCTGTAGAGCATCCGATTTCAATAATGTTAGCTCTGTCATCCAGATTTTTAGCTGCCCATTCATACCGCGTTTTTTCTCTGCAAAACTCAAGCGGATCGCCTTTAAGGATTACGGCTCGCTCGTAATTATTGGTCAACAAAAAGCGGTAATAGTTAGGGTTGTACTTCTTGGCTAATCTAAGGGAATTCTTTGCAAAAGTGTTTTCCCAGTCTTGGACTAGCTCTGGATCATGGACAGTACCTTCACCCTTATGGTAAATCGGAAAGCCACCGGTAAAGATATTGCTGCCCCAATGCTTTTCAAAGACTTCGCAAACTTCAAAGCCAGCGTTCTCGGCCTCGATGCAAAATTCGGTATCCTCGCCAGCGCCTACGCCGTAGTCCTCATTGAGTAGGCCAATAGTATCAAACACTTTGCGGTCAACCATAACGCAAAAGAAGATGGCAAAGTCACGCCCAGCGGCTTCAGAGTGCGTCTTAATGATGCAAGAAATACCGCACTTAGGGTTGGCCTTAAATGGATTGTTTAAGATGTCTAACCATTGATTCTGAGGCTGATCGAGCAATAGAGTGTCATTGTTTAGCAAAATGATTTTATCGGCTGTACAAGCCTTAATGCCTTCATTGGTGGCTTTGGGATAGCCCAATGGCGCTACATTCCAAACTACGATCAGATTGGGTACAACAGTTGCTAAATAGGCTAAATACCACTTAGTATTGTCCGTACATCCATTAGCAGAAATGACCAACTCTACGTCGGTCATTTCTGTGTATTTGAGTATGGACTCTATACAGGGCTTTAGGTATTTTTCGCAGTTATTGTAAGTGGGTATTACTATACTGACTTTCATAATTTCCTTGTAAAAGATATTGCATCATAAATATCCTACAAATTATTTTACAGCTTCTTCAAATGGCGTTAAATCGTGACCAGCGTAGTAGTCCCCTTTAGCTAATTGGATATTTAAATGGTCAATATTGCGTTGTTTGCAGTCTTGCCAATCTTCATCAGTCATATCTTCAGGCTTACCAGCGTTGAGTAAGTTTACGCTATCAAGTGCTGCGGAATAACTGCGTTGTACTTCTTGTTCAGGTGTTAGTTCTAACATTTTATAGTCCGTTTAAATGAATAATAGAGTTGAAGTGTGGCTAGTCCTGTAATCACTCCGCAAAAGAAACTATAAATATCCATTATTGTCCTTTAAGGGTTGCGATTTCTACTGCTTGTGCTTCTAGTTTTACCGTTTGCTCATCGGAGATGAGTTTTAGTTCTTGAATAGCAGCGGTTAATATAGCTACTAATTTGCTTGGGTCAATACCTTGTGCTTTAATTGAACCATCTTCGTTCATCGCATCTTTTTCACCACTAACCGCTAATGGACAAACTTCTTGTAATTCGTGTGCAATAAAGCCTTCACCAGTTTCATTATCAGTATCTTTCCAAGTATAAGTAACTGGCTTGAGTGCAGAAACTTTAGCTAATGCGCCTGTCATTGGCGCAACATTTTCTTTTAATCGGTAATCCGATGAAGTAATGTAATTAACTGTTGTAGTTCCATTATGGCTAACACTACCGCAGTTTGTTCCTGCGGAGTTATAAAAAGCTATAAAGTTACCATTTAGCGTAGCATTAGTATCTTTTAATGTAAAGCCGTTAAATGCTTGACCATCAAAAGCAAGGTTTGATTTTCCGCTTCCAATCTGTGAAGTTGTACCAACCAACAAATTACCACTAGAGTCAATAACTTGTCTAGGATTCCCATAACCATCAGATAACACAATATAGCCACTTGCTGTACGAATGTCTAAACCATAAGAGTTACCATTGTAGTTACCAAAAATACAATTATATGAACCTGTTGTAGTTAAAGAGCCTGATGAGTAATTTCCAATATACACATTTTGTGTGCCAGTTGTATTTGCGTAACCAGTTCCTTCACCAATAAATGTGTTGTAAGCTCCTGTTGTATTACTATACCCAGCTTGATAACCTACTGCGGTGTTGTTAGAGGCGGTTGAATTAGAAGCTAAAGCACCAGCACCTACAGCTATATTTGATGAGCCAGTA